CTTCGGTCGCGATCAAATGGCCCTGGTCGCGCCAGACCTGGTAGGGCGCGCGGTCGCGCCGCGACCGTTCTTCGATGTTGTCGGCCGGGCACCAGTGCCGCCACAGCAGTTTCCACTTCTCCCCGTCACTCACCGGGGGAAACAGCAGCGCCAGCGACGACAGGTCGTTGATCCGCGCCAGGTCGAGGCCCGCGAGGCACCTCCGGCCCCGCAGCGCCTCCGCGTCGATCGGCGCGGCCCCGTCCGCCCAGACCTCCATCGGGATCCAGCGCACAAGCTGCTGGGTCCACTGATTGAGCCGCAGGCGCCGGATGGAGTTCTGCCGCGTCGGCATCTCCAGCGCGAGCGCGACCTCCGCGCGCAGGTCCTCGATCTGGAGGACAACGCCGAGCGAGGGGTTGGCCTTGCGCCAGGCCAGTTCGTCTTGCCAGTCGTCGCCTTCGTCAACGGTCGCGACGTAGGCGAACCACCGATCCGCGGTCACCAGAGGGATCACGCCCTCCAGGACCTTTGCCGAGAAATCCCAATGCAGGTAGCAGACCGAAGTCCGGCTCACGCCCGCCGTCGTGGTTTCGTACATCAGCGGCTGGAGCCGCGCGCCCATCCCGGTGTCGAGTTTCTCGATCACGCCGGCGTCGGGATGCTCGTGCAGTTCGTCCACCAGCGCGACGAACACGTTCAAGCCGTCCATGGTCGACGTGTCGGCCGAGAGCGGCCGGAACCACGATGCGGTCGGCAGGACCGCCAGGTTGTTCGTCGTCTTGACGATCCGCCGGCGCAGCGCCGGCGAGCCCGCCCGCATGCGCTCCGCTTCGGTGAACACGATCCGGGCCTGATCGCGCGTCGTCGCGGCCGAGTAGATTTCCGCGCCAGGCTCGCCTTCGTCTATCAGCGCCTTGAGGCCGATGCCTGCCTCAATGGTCGATTTGCCGTTTTTCCGCGCGGTGGACACGAACGCCGTGCGGAAGCGCCTGACCTCGATCTTCTTGTCCGGCAGCAGCAGCTTCCAGCCGAAGATCGAGCCAACGACGAATTGTTCCCATTCGAGCAGGTTGAACGGCTGGCCCGCGTATTGCCCCTTGCTGTGACGCAGCACGGCCGGAAAGAAATCAATCGCCCGCTGGGCCGTCTCCCGGTCCCAGCGCAGGCCCCGCGCCGGCCCGTCAACCAGGTCGCGCAGGTGGCGCTCGCAAGCGAGGCGAACCAGGCGGCCGGTGACCACCTTGTTCTCGACCACCGCCCGGGCGTACGCCTCGACAGTGTCTTGCGGCTTCGCCCGCCGCCTACGCCCTGCCACGCAAGAAGTCTTCGGCCGGGTCGGATGGCGGCGCCACCTCCGCAGCCTTGATTCGCGATCGCGCCGAGCCGGACAGCCCGATCTGCTCGGCGCACTGGCGCAACTGCTCCATCGCCCGGTTCGCGATCGTCAGGTAAGGCGAGTAGATCGGCAAACCGTTTGGCGAGCGCAGGATCATCCCCTTGCTCGTGACCTCGCGCTCGCACTCGATCCACCTCGCCCACGCAACGCAGTAGCTGGCGACGATTGCCAGGTCGAGCTTTGTCATCAGCCCGGCCTCGGCCAGCAGGCGCGTGATGCGCCGCCATTCCTTGAGTGCGTCGCCGTTCAGATGCGCCGGCGGCGGCGGCACCGCCGGGGCAACCTTCGCCTCCCGGTCATTGAGCGGCCGGCGCCCCGGATTCCCGGTTACCAGCTTCAAGTGTGTCGGCGTTGGCTTGCGGCCCTTCATGTGGCCCTTCCAAAGCGGCAAAATGCGCCAGCGCGATGTCGATCATCCGAGTCAAAACCGCTCCGATCGCCCGCACGTTCTCGATCTTCGTGATGGTTCCGACCGCCTCGGCAAAGCGCGGATAGATGTCGGCCGACGCGACGCCCACCAGGTCGGTGTCCTTCGGTATCTTCTTGATCTGCGCTTCCAGCAGTTCAAATTTCTCGATCGCTGCCGGTAGGAACGCGAAGTGTACGAGATACCACGGCAGGATGGCCGCGATCGGCGGGATCGAAATGCTGTCAGCCGAGGCGATGTCACCGAAGTCCGCCGCGGTCACGTAGGACTCTAGGATGTCGTCAATCCGGCTGATCTCCTTGAACAGCGTCGCGAGCGTCTCCCGATCGTCGCTGCCGGCGATGCGGTTGTGCGCGATCTGCTTCGCAACCACCTGGGAGCGGGTCAGGTTCCGCGTGTCGGCCAGCACGTACAGTTCGGTAAGCCCGGCCATGCGCACCGCCCGGGTGCGATGGTGGCCCGACATGACCTCAAAGAAGTTCTTGCGTTTAACAGTGAGAGGCAGGCTTTCGAGGCGTTGTTCCTTGCGGATGGTGTCAGCCAGCCGCTCCAGCATTTCCGGCGGCATGACGCGCGCGTTCACGTCCTGCTCGCGGAGTTCCTCGGGATGAACCTTCCAAATCTCCAGGTTCGGCCCGACCGCCGCTATGAACTCCGCCATCAAATTCCTCTCGGGCGCGTGGCGCCACCTTGCCGTCTTTGTTGAGCCACTCGGCAACCCGGTCGGCAAAGCTGCGGTCAGGGAACGGCGCCGCATAGACCAGCTTGAACCGGCCATCCGGCATCTTCGTTCGCTCGCGCAGTTTCAGGATGCCCCGGTCGGTTTTGACCTCCGGGTGCGGCGCGATGCAGGTTGTTTGCAGACTGCTCACGGATCGCAGCGGGTTCCTGACCATCGACCGGAAATAGGCCCGCGCGTCACCACTCACCAGCAACATCATAAACAAGCGGCTCAGTCTCGCATGAACCGCGTTCGGCACGGTGAAGCCGAAGGTTTCATGCACGATCTCGGACACGCCGCGCTCGACCTGATCGAAGAACACGCCGAACACGCTCATCAGGTGACCGTCGAGCAGCACGAGGAAATACCGCTCGGCCCGCGTCACGCCGAGCTTGTGCGCGAACAGGTCGCGATAGTACAGCGCGCACGACTTGCTCGTTTCAACGAACCGCACCACGGTATCCGCGGTCACCGCCCGGTCATTCGGCCAGAGGGGAAACTCCGAAGGCCCGAGCTTGGTTTCCCGGCGCGTGTGGACGCCCTTGGGCAAGCCCTCCGGCCGGTTCGCCAGCCAATAATGCGGGACCTTCCGGTTCGGCGCCCACTCGCTGAAAATCGCGCGATCGGCGCCATCCTCCGGCAACTCGCCATAGAACGCCCACACCGCCAGCGCGGCGCCATCGCGCAGCATATCGTACAACTTCGGCTGCAAGGCGGGATCGAACTGCGGGACCTTCGGCTCGCTCCAGGCGATGCGACCCTCGACCGGGAACATACGGTCATAGCCCTTGCGGTAGGCCGGTGGGAAAAGGCAGATCGCCGCGTGCGGATCGTCAATCCCCTGCTTGATCTGCGCCCACATATCCTCGATCTCGAAGGTGCAGCCGTCCAACGCGGTCACCCTCGCGTCGATCTGTTCCTGGAGTGCAGACGCCGCGCGTTCCCAATCGGAGGTGATGTCCTCCAACAGCAGCCGCGTGTACTGGCTTTCGGTTTTGTATTGGCACGCCTTGATCGCAGCGAGCGCCGCGCCCGCCTCGATCTTCGTGCCGGCGAACGCCGCCGCCGGCGCCAGCCGTTCGTCCAGGTAGCGGATGCCGAGGTCGGCAAGCGGCCGTCCGGCGATCGACGTGCCGATGATCGCGGAGACCAGGCCGGTATCGCCGGTGATGATCTTCGAGGGATCGAAGCCGGCGGACACCGCGGCCTGGGCGAGTCCGAACACGCCGGCGCACGGGTTGATGAACCGGGTGACGCCAAGCTCCCGGGATCGCCGGAGCGCACCGACGAGGAACTTCGCAGCCGGCGCCTTCAGTCCGCCCTTGAACAGCACGCCGGTAAATGTGTCGAGTTTCAAAACTGGACCGCCCCCGCGGAGTTGACACCACGATTACGCGGCTGAGTGGCCGCGGGTCCTAGACTTAGACGAGGGGCGGATAAGCTGATCGGGACGCCACCGGCAGGTCGGCTCTTACTCGACCGCCCGGCATCGTCCCGACCAACATTGTTTCCTGCCACGGAAACGTCGGCACGATGCTCCGCACTTATGACCATGTCAAAGCCGCAGTGTATGACTGCATATTTCCCTGTCATCAGTCGTTGCTCTGTGCTACAATGTTCTTGCTAAAGACCACTTACAAAAAGGCCCTTCTAATGCAACCGACTCTCATAAAAACCTCGGCCTGGGGCACCCAACTGCCCGAGGATCATCTGCGGGTCAGCATCTCGCGTGGCACGCCACGCCGGACGCCGGCCGGCTTCCGGGTGTATCGCGCGCTGGCGCCCGGACCCTGGTTCAACAAGGTCGGCACGGACGAATACTGCCGGCTCTACGCCGAGGAGATCCTCGCGCCGCTCGACCCGCGGCTGGTGGCCGACGCGCTGGTCTGCCTCGGCGACGGCCGCGTGCCGGTGCTGCTGTGCTTCGAGCGCCCCAACACCGGCAAGTGGTGTCATCGGGCACTGGTGGCCGAGTGGCTGGCCAAGGCCACCGGCCGCCCGGTCCCCGAGTTCGGCTTCGAGGCGTTGCCGCAGCACGAGCATCCGCTCCTGCCACCGGGCCATCCTCGCCTCGCCTTCCCAACCGCCATCCCCAGCCCGGAGATCGAAGCGTTTGCCGGTCGGACAGCGACGATCGACGGCGAGTTGCACCGGGTTGTCGGAGCGGACCCCGACCAGCCAGGCCGGGCAATCATCGCCGCCGGCGATCGGCGTTTCTCGACCAGCCTCGACACGCTGCACCGGCAGTTCGCCAAGCCCTGACTGCCAACCCCATCCTGCCACGGAGATTACGAAAATGTCTGCCAACACCCGGAGCGCCGGCCGCACCCAAGCGGACCGGCGAGCGGATCGCCAGGACCGGATCGACAGCCGGTCCGATCGGCTCACCGCCGAAGCCACCAGTCAATTCCGCCGCGCCGACCAGATTTCGGAGCGGTTCTACGGGGGCCAGCCCATCCTGGTCGGCCATCACAGCGAGAAAGGCGCGCGGCGCGATCAGGCCAAGATGCACAACGCGATGCGCAAGGGCATCGAGTTGAAAGATGCCGCCGCCGAGATCGCCTCGGTCACACCGTCAACCGCCGTGCTGGCCACCGACTCAGACGGCATCGAGATCATGCAGGCCAGGCTCGCGAAGGCCGAGGCGAAGCAGGCCGAATACAAGGCGATCAATGCCCTCGTGCGCAAAGGCGACCGCGCTGCCCTGGCGGCGATGGGGCTTGGCGCGGCAACGATCGTGGAACTGTTCAAGCCCCAATGGGGCGAGCGCGGTCCGATCGGATTGCCCTCCTACTTGCTGTCCAACAATAGCGCCAACATTCGCCGCATGCGGCTGCGGGTGGCGGAACTCGAACGCGCGACGGAACTGCAATTCAAAGAGCGCATGGTCGGCGACGTGCGTGTTGTCGAGGACCCGGACACGATGCGGATTCAGCTTCATTTCCCCGGCAAGCCTTCGCCGGCGGTGATCGCCCTCCTGAAAGGCCACGCCTTCCGCTGGGCGCCGTCCGAGCGGGCGTGGCAGCGGCAACTGAACGGCAGCGGCCGCATGCACACCGACCTCGTGCTGCACGCCATCGAAAACGCGGGAGGCTGACGTGTTGAACGAACTCGAAACCGACCAACTCGCCGCGATGGTCGATGCCTACGGCATCAAGGGCCTGATCGACGCGCTGGCAACCGAGGCGACGAAACGCTCCGACCAAGCCCCTGACCATCTGCGCGGGGCCGCCTGGGGCCACGACGCCGTGGCCCTGCGCCGCGTTGTCAGCCGATTCTGGACCACGGGAGGCTGACATGGACCAACTCCCGCCCCGCGTCCTCGCCAACGTCGAGGCTGCCATCACCACCCTGCGCGAGATCGCCGGCCAGCTCGCGCGCGCCAGGACAGAACTCGACGGCCGGCTCGGCGGCGGCGGCCGGTACGAGGCCGACGTGTTGAACAACCGCACCGGCGACATCACCTGGGCCAAGCAGCGGCTCGCCCACTTTCGCGAGTTCGCGCCGCGCAACGGCGTGGACGCCGAGGCGGTGCTGACCGGGCTCGGCGGCGTGCCCGACCTCTCCCCCAGCCCGGCCGCGGCCGGCTGGATGCAGGACGCCACGCCGGGAGCCTAGCCAGGCCGCGCCAACTGCGGCCCCCGACCGTTCAAGTATGCCAAAATATGCCATCGCAAAGCCCCAGTAATATACTAGGGTTTTGGTGTATTATACTGGTATCGTAACGGCCATTATGCTATAAGATACTCACTAACCGCTCCCCAACGAAAGCCAGTCCCATGACCGCACGCACCGCCCGGACCTCGAAGAAAGCAGCAGCGGTCCAAGCCGCCTACGCAAAGCGCACCGGCATGGACAGCCGCTCCGCGATCATCCTGGCAGCCGCCCACACCACGAAGCCCGAAACCTTCGTGGACGAGGACGGCAACACGGTCCGCATCTGGGACAACTCCGAAACCTACACTCACGCCGACATCGCTTCCTGCCTCGCGAACCGCGTGGCGGTCGAGGAAAACGAAATGCTCGGCACCATCCCGCCGCGCGCCATCAAATACGCCACCACGAAGGGCTGGCTGGTGCCAAACGCGAGCCGGACCCTGTTCTCTGTCACCCTCAAGGGCGCGATCGACCTTAACCTTCCGCTCTATTTCCGCGGCAAGTTCAACGGTCGGAAAATCAGGTTCGCAGCAGCGCCCGCCAAGTAAATCGGCCCGGCCGCAAAACCCCGCTCGCGGCCAACCTTCCTGCCACGAAAGCAACGTTTCAAATGTCCGCAACAGACCTAGCTCGGCTGCAAACCGAGTATGTGCGTCTTCCTCCAAAGGATCAGACGTTCGCGCTCTCGCTGCTCCAGCAGCAGTCGCGCACCGGCAAACTCTCCGCGAAGCAATGGCCGTGGGTCACGAAGCTGGTCGATCGCATCGACCACCCGCAGCCGGTCACCGAAGCCCGCAACCTGGGCGACCAGACTGCGCTCCGGGCGATGTTCGCCACCGCCGGCGCGAAGATCAAATTCCCCCACCTGCTGCTGCGCCACGACTGCGGCGAGTACGCCGAGACGCTCAAGCTCTGGATCGCCGGCGCGCGCTCGAGTCAGCCCGGCTCGCTTTCCGTCGTGACGACAGCGACGAACCGCGAGTGGCTCGGCCGCGTCCAGCAGGACGGCACCTGGACGCCGGGGCACACCCGCAGCGCGATCGAATACGACAGCGTTGCCGACCTTCTCTCCGAACTGATCGCCGCGCCGACCGCCTTCCTCGCGGACAACGGCAAGTCGGCCGGGGCGTGCTGCTACTGCGGAACCGAACTCACCGACGCGCGCAGCGTCGCGGCCGGCTACGGCCAGACCTGCGCGAAGAAATGGGGCCTGCCCTGGGGCAAGCCGCGGGCCGGTGCGAAATGAAACCGACCTCCGCACAGGCGGCGGCGCTCCGCCAGGTCCTCGACGCGATCCTCGAAGCGGTCGCCGCGGCCGGCCCAATGGGCGCCCCAGGCGGCGTGATCTACGCCGCGCTGATGGGCCAGGGGTGCAGCCTCTCCCAGTACCAAGCCCTCATGGGCGGCCTGGTTTCGGTGCACCGCCTGCGCCGCGACGGCGATCTGTATTTCGTCGTCCCGGTGCCGGCGCGGGCCGCGGTGTGATGCAGACCAAGACACAACGCCTGATCGAGCTGATGCGCGCGGGCGACTGGCCCCGCGCGCTCAGCCTCGCCAACACCTTCCGCCGGCTCGGCCCTCACCGCGACACGATCCGTCTCGCGCACGAGTGCCGCGTCCATCCCCGTTTCTACCGCGGCCTCGGCCGCGATCCGGAAGCCGCCACCGCAGCCGGCATCGCGGCGCTGCGGGAACTGTATCCCCCCAACAGGAGCCAACCATGACCATGACCCTGCAACTCCGGCAGCAGATCGAGCGCCAGATCATCGAGCGCATTGTGAAGGACGCGCTCGATGCCGGGTTTCAAATCACCGTCGATGACGGCGGCGAGGAACCGAGCGTCAGGCGTTCGGACACGGCCGCCGCGGACCCGGACAACTACCCCTCCGCGCACAGCGCCACGGTGCATTAGGCGATGCGCGGGTCGATCCCGTTCCGTAATAGACAGTGACTTATGCCGCGTTTGCGAGTATAATACTCGGACAGACAAGGAGGCTCAAATGACCAAGCTACTGTTTTCCGTAACCGCCACCGAAACGGTTATAGCGCGCTACCTCCCCATGATCGTCGAAGCCGCCGATCGCGACACCGCCGAGGCGATGGTCGAAGCGATGCGCTGCGACGGCGACCTCGGGGACCCGCACACCGAAGATGTGCAGACCGTGACTTACCAAACCGACCAGATCGACGGCGCAGCCCCCGTTGTCTGCGAGGTCTGCATCGACGTCACCGAAGCCGGTGAGGCTGCCGCTGTCCGGCCGTTCGCCGGTTTATGAGTAACTTACCCGCGCACGGCGGCACGGCCGACGGCGCAACGGAGTAATCGAAATGAACGACGTCGTCACCCGCCTCCGTTCCCCCAGGTCCATGCGACCGCGGACCTTCACAATCGAACAGCTTGAGGAAGCGAGCGGCCTGCAAAGCGGGTTCTGTCTCGCATGTGGCGCCATGCAGGAGTGCTGCGAGCCGGACGCCCGGAAATACCGCTGCGACAACTGCGGAAAGTCCGAGGTGTACGGCGCCGAGGAACTGCTGCTGATGGGCCGCGCCGCATGATCTAGCCGTGCCTGCCCTTCCTGCCACAAAGGAAACCCCCCGATGTCCGCTACCAAAACGCGAGTGCCAGCCGACGTGATCCCGATCCTTGAACGCAGCACGTTCGCCGGGAACGTCCTCACTCTCCCCGAACAACTCGACCGCGAAACCTACCTCCGCGTCGCCAAGGTGCTGACGGCCGCGCGCGGCAAGTGGGACCGCAAGGTCAAGGGCCACGTCTTTCCCTTCGACCCGCGCGAACTGATCGGCAAGGCAGTCGAGGATGGCGTTGTCGTGGACGCCAAGAAGACCCTCGGCTTCTTCGAGACGCCGGATGACCTTGCGCACCGCATGGTGCTGCTGTCCGGCGTCGGCTCTGACGAGCGCGCGCTCGAGCCGAGCGCCGGCACCGGCCGGATCGTCCGCCACCTGATCGCGCGCGGTGCGATGGTGACCGCGGTCGAGATCGACCCGGTGAACTGCACGGCCCTCCGCGCGATCGGCGGCGACCTGTCGGTGTGCCAGGAAGACTTTGACGTGTTCTGCGCGGTGGACGCCTCGCTCTACGAGGCGGTGGTGATGAACCCGCCGTTCGCCAACGGCCTCGACATCAAGCACATTCGCGCGGCATGGAAATTCGTGCGGCCGGGCGGACGCCTGATCGCGATTTGCTCCGAGGGTCCTTTCTTTCGCCAGGATCGAGCCGCCACCGAGTTCCGCCAGTGGATCGATGAAATCGGCGCCGACACCGAGAAGCTGCCCCCCGACACCTTCCGCGAGAGCGGCACCGGCGTTGCCACGCGGCTGATCTTTGCGGCCAAGCAGCCTGCCCCGCCCGCCGGCAAAGTCGATGAACCGGACGCGCTGATCCACGACATTCCGATGGATCAGATCGAACCCGACCCCGACCAGCCCCGCAAGACATTCGAGCCGAACGCGCTCCGCGAACTTGCTGCCTCGATCACGGCGGACGGTCTGCTACAGCCGATCGTCATCCGTCCCTCGACCACCGGCAGCACGCCTTACATGATCGCGGTCGGTGAGCGGCGCTGGCGTGCCCACCAGATCAACGGTGCCCGGACCATCCGGGCGATCGTGCGGGCGCCGCAGGACATGGCGACGCTCCGCGTCATGCAGATCATCGAGAACGATCAACGGCAGGACGTCACCCAACTTGAACAAGCGAAGTCCTATCAGGCGTTGATGGAAGCGACCGGCTGGACGCCCGAGCAACTCGGCGCCCGGATCGGCAAGGCGACGTACCGAATCATCGAACGCACCGACCTGCTGAAACTGCGCGAGGAGTACCAAGGGCTGCTCGCAAGCGGCAACCTGAAACCATCCGAAGCCGCCTACATGACCAAGCTGTCGCCGCGCGGACAAGACACGCTGTTCAACGCCATCCGCACCGGCTCTTGCAAGAGCTGGAGCGACCTGCGGGTGAACACCGCCGCCCTGGTCGATGCCGAGGCCCAGCTCACGCTGATGCCCGACGCACCGCCGGCGCCGACCAAGGCGGACCGCGACGCGGCCAACGCCTTCGAGGCGCACGTTGAACGGATCGCCGCGCTGCTGCGGTCCGGCATTCAGGAAAACCAGATCGTCGCGGTGCGCAAGACCAGCCCGCACCGGGCGGGAACGCTGGCCGACCTGTTGGCCGTCATGCAAACCGACCTTCGCCGGATCGAGGTCGCGCTGCGATCGGTTGCCATCCAGGCCAGCTTCCTCGACGTGGCCGCGTGACGTGGACACGTCACCCGACCAGTTCGGTTTCAACGGCCTGCTCCAGCAGGCCGACACCGACAACCGCAGGCACCGCTTCGAGCGGGCCTCCGGCCACCTGCCGAGCGAGATGGAGGCTGCCATCCGCTACCACCGACCGATCGAGGCACGGTATCGGTCAGCGCACTACCTCACCGCGCCAGGACAATCCCAATGAGCATCCGGGCCACGCGCGAGGGCCTTTACTGGCTCCTGTGCGACATCAACGCCTATGTCAGCACTGCGCTCGACGCTTACCGCGCCGGCGACATGGAGGCCCTCGGCACCGAATTGAAGGGCTGCGCCGAGTACGTCCGCAATGAGATCGATGACATGGGGGCGGAGACTCCAGACATCGAAAACTCCGAAGACCCGCGGGACGTGATCCAGCCTGCCGGAGCGTCCGGGGAATACCCCCGGGCGCCCCATACCCCCCCCCGCCAAATTCGCGACAGGTAAAACTACACCCATGCACGGTCCCGGTGGGGCGGGCGGAGGAGGCTGAAACCCCCTACCCCTGGGCGTGCCTGCCGGGGCAAGATGCCCCGCGCGCGCCGCCCAGGGCCACGCCAGAGGCAGAGAGGTTCCCCGGCATGGGCACGCAAGCTGCCCCGACGCACCGGCTCGCACGCACCGACGGCGCCGGCCGGACATGGTTCCTGGTCGGACAGATGGCCGGCAACGGCAAGTGGGACTGGTCGCCCCGCGTCGACCAAGCCGCCCCACTCCGCGAGGATCTCGCCGTCGAGCTGGAGCTGCGATACAACACGCTGCCGCCCTGCGAGCGAGACGGCACGGCGAAGGCCGAGCTGGTCAGCCACTAGGCCGACGGTGTCCCGTTTTCCGAGGCAGGTTGAGGCCGTTCGACAACGAACGACCGCACCCCGGTCAGTGGCGCAGCGCGCCCGTCATCTCCGCCTCGATCAGATCGACCAGGGCTGTCACCGCATGCGCGACGGCACGCACATCGCCGTTCACGGCGTGCTGCAGGTGCGCCCGCATGTTGGCGAACTTGCCTTGCAGGGCCTGCACCCGAGCCAGCAACCGCGTCTCATACTCCGCCACCAGGTCAGCACCAGAAGGCTCAGCCAGCGGGGAAAACCCGGGACCTTCGCCGGCGCCGCTTAACCCCACGGCCGCGTCCGGGTGCCCGGTCACTCCAGCCGTCTCAGCCGCGCCCTTCCCATCGCCGGCGCCCGTCGCGCCGGTGTCTGTCGTCGTGCCCATTCAAATCGATCCTTCGTAATTCGTTGCTACGATGGCGCTATTATGTTGTATCGGTATAGCAACAGGTGTATAACTATAACTACCGATCCACCCCAACAAAGGCCCTCAAAATGTCCCACCTGTTCCGCGTTTCTCTCCCGACCAGGCGCATCCGGTTCAGCACCAAATCGGACCTCTTGGCCAGCCTCATCCGCTTCGCCCTATCGTACCAGCCCTACAATTGGGCTTTCGTTTCCCGCCATCACCCCGCACCCCAGCCGCAACCGTAATACCGACCGGCGCCGCTTCGGCCTTCCCGTCGCCGGCGCCCGCCTCGGAGTTTCCCAATGCGTATGCAAGTCCTCCGGGTCTCGATCCCGTTCTCGCCGGTCTACTGGAATCTCGACCAGGGCCGTCAATTCATCCGCTCGTGCAAGACGCGCAAGGCCGCCTACGCGGCTGCCGCGCTGGCGCTGGAGGGCTGACAATGGCAACCATGCGGGGCGGCCGGGAGTGCATCACATAACACGTCGGGACCACGGTCCCGCCCGGCGTACGCCGCATCAGGTGCCCGGCGCCGCGTCGTTGGCAGGATCCCGCATCGGGTCACCGTTGCCACCCTCACCCGGGACGCCGGTCTGGTTGCTGCCCTGATCGCCCGTGCCGTCCTTGGCAGACGGCACCCAGCCCAGCGGCGCCATGTTCACCGCCTGCTGCACCGTGTCGCCGTCCGGCACGCTCGACAGACCCTCGGCCCGCCGTGCCTCGTTGACCTTCATCCACGGCCCACCGACCGCCTGCCGATACGCGGTGAAGCGCGAAAGCAGGTCTGCCTTGAGGAAGTGCCCATAGTCCCAATCAAGGAACGTGTCGTCGCCGTCGAGTTCGTAGAACTGCTCGCCCTTGGCTTTCCACCGTTCGCAATACCCCGAGATCGGACCATTGAGGTACTGCTGGCCCATCTGCACCATCGCCGGGCCTTCGGTTTCGCCCTCGATCGCCAGCTTGTAGGGCGGCACGTCGAAGGCGCGGGCGATGTCACGAAGCTGGAAGTTGCGGGACTCGATGAACTGGCTATCGACCATCGAGAGGCCGAGTGCCTGCCATTTCAGGCCCTGCTCCAAGATCGCCGTTGCACCCGAGTTGCGCGGACCCGCTTGCAGGCGCTGCCACTCCTCGCGGAGCTGCTCGCGGACTTCCTTGCTGGCGAACTTTTGGTCGGTGGACAGCACGCCGCCGGTGCGCGCTCCCTGCCCGACAAAGCGGGCCTGGTGTTCTTCGAGGCCGATCCCCAGGCCCAGGCTCTCTCTCACCAGCGACAGGCGAGACGAACCCAACAGCGAGTTGTACATCGGCAGCCAACGCAGGTGGAACATATCGGCCGATGGGATCAGCAGCGGGTGCTCCCGCAGCATTGCCATCTCGTGCAGCCCGTTCCGCGTCACCGCGTAGAAGTACTCGCCGCTCGGCGCTTCAAACAGCCCAACCCGGTCAGGATGGACCGGCACCAGGTAGAGCGGATCGCCGCGGCCGTTCCTCACCACCGGCGCATAGCCATTGCCGCGCAGCACCAGCGAGGCTTGCAGCATTTCCTTGAACTCGAAAGCTGTCTGCCAGTTGTTCGGGTTGCGCATCAGGCGATGCAGCGGATGATCCTTGAAGACCTCCTTGCCGCCATCCGGCAGCCGCCGGTAAACGTCGAACGGGATTTTCGCCACGTCGCAGGCGAGGATCGAGACGCACGCCATGCAGGCCACATGCCGCATCGCCGTGATCGAGTTCACCGGCACGCCGGAGTTCGACTGCCCTCCCCCGGCCCACTCGCCCCAGAGCTTGTCGTCGCCGGCGTCGGCCGCGCGTCGGTTCGCGAAGTCGGCAATGCGCCGCCAGAAGCCCGCCATGTGTTAAACTCCGGTCGATGCGGGCTTGAAGGACAGCAGCCATGACCGACGTCGCCGGCGATCCGCCGCGCGCCTATCAGCCGCAGCCGGTGCGGGTCGAGGTGACCGTGCTCACGCTCGCCGAGGCCGACGCGAAGCAGCGGGCCTACGCCGATCGCCGCCGCATGTGGGCGGCACCCTGGCATGGCGCGACCGGGCGGACGTGGCCCGCAGCCGTCAGATCCTCGGCGGGCAGACAGGTCCACGATCCGCGGCAGCAGCGGCTGCTATGACTTGGTCCGGCCTCGCATCCCGCGATGGCCGGCCGCGACCTGGTGCGCGGTGTGCGCGTCATGACACGGCTTGCAGCCGGAGCGCAGATTGCTCCAGACCAGCCGGAGGTCCGGCCGCTCGGTAATCGGCTCGATGTGATCCACCGTGTTCGCCGGGGTCAGCACGCCTTTCTGCAAACACCACCAGCAGAGCGGATCGGCTTTGAGCTTCGAGAGGCGCAACTCTCTCCAGGCCGCGTCGTACCCGCGCGACGCGGCCGAGCCACGCCACCGATCGAGCTGCAAACGCCGCTGTGCGACGCTGCCGATCGCCGGCTGGTGGACAGGCGGACGGTAGGGCAACTCACTCCGGCATCGCTCGGCCGGCGTGGCGAGCGAGGAACGCAATGCGGTCCTCGATCACGCTGCAGGTGAAATCGTAGTCGATCGCCAACTCCGGCGCGCGCTGCGCGAGTTCCGCTGCCGGAACGTACGGCTCATACATCCGCCACGCCGCACGCCAGGTCAGGGCATGTCCGGCCGTCCGCCCCAGGCCTGCGACGCGGAACCCCGATTCCCTCACTCCGCGGCAGCCGCCAAGGCCGGGCCCGCGCTCTCCGGTTCGGGCTCGCCGGAGATCGAGGCGAGGTAGGCCAAGGGCAGATCCATCAGTTCGAAGACGGTCGGGCCGGGCGTTCGAACTATCCCCTTCGCGCGCAGCACGATGGTCAGGTGACCCATCACCTCATCCCAGAGCCGCCGAGCGTCGGACCCTTCCGGCGGCGCCGTCCGCTTGTTGCCCCACGACACCACGTTCCGCGCGTGAACCGGAGGAAGTTGCAGACGCGACATGGCGTTCACCACGTCATCAGGATCACACGGCCGGCCGGCGCGCAGGCTTCCGCAGCGCGCGCCGCTATCCAGCGCATCCCGGCAATCGAGCGCCCAGAACCACGCCTCAGCCGCATCCACAAACGGGGTGCCGCCGGTGCCATAGAAAAACGGCGCGGTGGGCTTAGCCATCTCGAATTCCAGTGCGTCGATCGCAGCGTGCCACTCGGCACGTTCAAGGGGTGAAACATCATCAGGCAAGCCGAAGCGACCATGCTTCGCGAGCGTGGCGATCTGCCAGGGATTGACCCGGCCAGCTTCGATGCACCGATCCATGCTCTCCAGCGTGAGCCGACCGATGCGGTTGACGGCGCGGCCGTCCTGCTCGCGCCGGCGATGCTCATGCCGGCAGCAGGTGGCAATCCAGGCAAGCTCGGCCTGGCGGTGTGGGGACTCTGGTGACGTTGCCGCGCTCATACGGGTTCTCCCGACAGAGTGGTGGGGGTGGTCGACGTCAGCGTTTCGGGCCACCGAACGGCGGACCGGGTGGGCCTCCCCCCGATGGAGGGGGTGGGGGGGAGGGCAGGCGCGGAATCAACATCGATGCGCGCGGCCGTCAGCCGCGCGAGGACTCAACCTGAGTCAGCCTGGTGCCGCGACGCATAGCTCCCAGGCCTGGAGCTGCTGCCGCCGACCAGGTGCGGATCCTGGAGCTATCGCGCAGCGCGCCGATATCGCCCGATCCGGGCTCGATCGACGCATGGCTCCCGCGCGATCGCGCTCGCCATCACCGCCGGCAGTCGAGGCGAGCTATGTGCGAGGTTTCCCCCGCGCGATGACTCAGCCTGAGTCCTGCGAGCTGCCCGCGGCCTCGCGGTCTCGGCAGGCTCGACAATCAGCGGATTATCGGCATCTATTTAAGGGCTATTTAAGGGCTATTAATCCGCTTAGACGCTCGAAATGGTCGGTCAGACCTCCGGCAGATAGCTCGCCGAGTGATCGCCGCGGCGAGAATGCAGGTAGCCAGTCGTCGTCGCCAGCGACGCATGGCCGAGCGCCTTTTGCACCACCTGCGGCGGTGCCCCTCGATCGAGGGCGTGGCTCGCATGGCTGTGCCGTAGCCAGTGCGGCGAGACGGATTTACCCAAACCGACCCGCCGCGCCGCGGCCTTCACTGCCCGGTGCACCGCTTGCCGGTCGAACGCGCGGCCGGTCGACCTTGGAACCACCGGAGCGTTCGGCTGCCGCCCCGGGCTCAGTGCAACCAGGTCGCGCCACAGCGCCGCCGGTATGCCGACGGTGCGCAGCTTGGCGCCCTTGCCGAGAATCTTCGCCTCGCCGGCGCCCGCCTTGCCGACCGGCGTCATGTCACGCCAGCACAGCGCCGCGGCCTCCGACGCCCGCAAGCCGCAGAGATACAGCAGGCGGATGAGACACTTTCGACTCGAATCCGTCTCACTTCCGATCATCCGCGCCACGTCAGCCTCCGAGAGAATCCGCTCGGCCGCGGTGGCGGTGGGCTTTGTCAGGCGGAGCGCACGGCCCGGGTCCGTGGTGATGGCGCCCAGGCCGTGCGCGAAGGTCAGCAGCGACTTGGCCGCTGACAGCCGGCGCATCCGCGAGGCCGGCCGATCGTTGACCAGGGAAGTGTCCCAGGCCTGGAGGTCGGCCAGCGCGATCTCCGCCAGCGGCTTGCCGGCGTGCGCCAGGAATCGGGAGGTATCGTTTCGATAGGCGGTGACCGTGTTCCTCGGCCGCCCATGAAGCCACGCCCGAATCAGCATCTCGTCACCGCCCGGAAGAGCCGTAACTGATTGTGATTCCACGGTCTTGCTGTCCAATCGACTGCTACATAACAGTCATTATGTCCCGCGCTGGGCGGATTATTTATCGCTTCGCCGGCTCGCGAGGCCGGTTATTGTCTCACCGCGCGACGGCTTATGTATCGCCCTCGGCCGGGTTTTCGATGCGCTAATCAGCCGCTATTTAGATGCTGGAAATCGACAGGCCGGGCGCCTGGGAATGGCCTAAAAGTGGCCTAGAAGTGGCCCGGAATCAGGCCGGTATCGGCCCCCGACATTGCCATGACAATGTCCTCGCAATGCCAGAAAGGCGGGCGAGGCGGTGCGCTGGACGCAAACAGGCGCGATTCTGCCCGCTTTATAGCACACCCTCGACCCGAATGGGCGAACGCAACGGCTTATGGCCGGGCATGTCACCCGCAAGCTCGGGTTTCCCGTGGTTTAGGCTCCGGAACGGCCCGAAAGGTGGCCGGTGCGCGCCGATAGCAACGGCCGGCCTGTTCAACCCGCGCACGATGCGGTCGATGCCGCGGCCCCACCGCACCTTGAGCGTGTCGCGGTGAAGGCCGGTCAACCTCTGCATGCGGCGCCAGGTCCACACATGGCGCGGCTTCGCGCCTGCCTCCGACAGCACAAGCGACCGCATCAGCACAAAGCGGCGCTCGTCCTGGTCGATGATGAAGGCTGTCCAGCCGTAGGCCGCATCCATCGCGCTGATCTGCTGCGCGGTCGGCACGCGGCGGCGCGTGGATGCTCTGCCTTGGTCGGGCCAGAGGTTCCGGAAACCGGCGGGAAAACAGCCGGACCACGGAAGCGCCAGCAACACCCGCCCCGCATCGGTAAGACGTTCCTCAACCTCCGCTGCGCTGAAACGGCCGGCGATCGGCCCGTCCCGCATCACCAGCCCTCCAAAGCCCGGCTATATATGCTCGCGTAAGTTGCGGAACAACAAGGATGCAACCTGTTGGTGTAGAAAAAGGCTAGCGGAGTTCCGCCGCGAGACGCATCACGCCGCCGCGGATCTGGACCAGGTTGTTGTTGCGCAGCAGCGCCACACCTCGGTTCCAGAAACCGCCGCGCGGCTGCAGGTGCAGCAGCTCCGCCAGGTCGGCCGGCACCACGCCCTCTCGCTCCGCCAGCGCGCGCAGCATCGCCGGTGCCGGCGCGGGAAGCTTCTCGCACCACATCGCCAGGACCTCAGCCGGCGTCTGCCGGCGCCGCGGCCTTCCCCCGTTCTCCTGGATCGCTGTCTCGGACGCCCAGACGTGCGCGCCGGCCTCGGCCACCAGGCCCGCGCCGCGCAGCAGGCGGACCCCGGTGTTGAAGTACCCGCCGCTGGCTTTCAGGCCGGCCAGCGTGGCGACCTGGCCCCAGGTCAGCCGGGCCGGTGCGCGCTCCACCAGCACTGCCAGCAGGCGCCGCGCGGCCGTGGTGAGTTCGCCGCGCTGCGCGTCGGGCGTGGCCTCGGGACGGCCCGCTGGCGCCGGCCGCCGCGTGGTGATGGCGACCGGGCCGGGCTCCGGGGGCGACGCACCAATGCCCGTCTCGACTCGATCCGAGTCAGCGATTCGCGCCGAATCCGCGTCCCTGCTCCGTTCCTCCGGGCTGGCCAGGGTCAGGCCATGGTCGACATTGCCAACCGACGCCGCAAGCGAGCCGTCCCGCACCGTCTGGACCGCATGCAGCAGCACGGACCCGTTTTCAACGATCCGGTCCGTCACCTCGGCCACCCGAACCAGATACTGCCGCAAGCGGTCCACCTCCGCCTGCCTCTCGGCCAGGCCGGCAGCCAGGCCCGCCCCGAAGGCCGCGGCGCGCACCGCCTCGCGATCCCCGGCGGGGTCGCCGGCCGACACCTGCCCGCGCAACCGCGCGATCTCCGCCCGGAGTGCCGCAGGGTCGTTCGCCTTGATCTCCGCCTCGACCGTCTCCAGCCGGCCGCGCAGCGCGTCGAGGTTGATTCCAGATAGCGCCGGACCGTGATCGGCTGCCTGTGGCGTGCCGCTGTCGAACGTCCGCGCCAGCGGGAAATGCACCCGCTCCAGCAAGCCGATCTCGGGGGCCCAGACCCAAGCATCGCCGGTTTGTAGCGACGGCAGGGAGGCGATCACGTCCTCACCAAAGTCCGCACCCTTCTGGCGGCGGACCCATTTCTTGATCCAGTCCTCGATCGCGTCCGTGTCCTGCGGCGCGATGAACCGCAGCGCGACCATCGTCTCGACCTGGGTCAGCGAGTCCTTGTGCAGCTTGGCCGGCCGCTGCGAGATCAGGATGATACGCAGACCGATCCCGCGGCCCTGGCTCACGAGTTCGTTCGCCGCCGACAGCATCCGGCCGGACAGCGGGTCGGGTACCTTGCCCTGCGGCGCGAACAGGTGCGCCTCATCGATGACCAGGTGCAGCAGGCCGCGGTTCACCTGCAGGAGTGTCTCAGCGAAATCCGCGAAAAAGCCAGTCCGCGCCTTCACACTCATTTGCCGGGTGGAGATGATAGCCGACGAGTTCGACGTGCCGATCGCCTCGGCCACCGCGCTGCCATGCGCCGCGGCGATCGCTAGGTCGCCGCGGTCGCCCCCGAATATCGCGATCGGATAGGGCGAGGCTTCGCGGCCCGAGGCGCTCAACCGCATGCCCCACCAGGCGTTCGCCGGATCGATGATGCAGACCCGCTCGCCGCGATCGAGCAGGTGCTCGACAAACACCTTCGCGGTGTTGCTCTTGCCGCTGCCGGTCTTGCCCAGCACGGCGACGTGCTTCTCCAGCACGGCCGGCGGAACGGGCAGAGTGTCCATTGAGATGGGTAGATTACCCATTTCCGGCAAACTCCCGATTGCTATCATGCTATCGTGCTATCGAGCTATCACGCTACCCTGCTATCGTCGGCCGGTTGTAGTGGTCGAACAGCAGGTTCACCGCCTCGATCAGCAGATCATGCGAGGTCTTCCCCTCCGCGATCGCAAGCATCTTGAGCTGCTGCCACGCCTCGGGTTCAAGCCGGAGCGTCTGCCCGCGACGCGCATCCTTCGGTCCCCCGGTCAAGCGCCCGGGGGCAGGCTCCGCGGCGGCCGGCGCAGCATGGGCCGGCGCTGCTCGGGTCACGGTCAGGTCGTCCAGATTCAAGCGGGCGCGGCGGGCCATAGAACCGTCTCCATGTGGGTGTACAGCTTGCGAAGCTCCTGGGCGGCCTTGCCGCGCGGTTCGAACTCGGTGACCGACCGGCCGTCGATCAGCGCATGCGCGAACGCGACGCGCCGGCCGATCGCCACGTCCGCGACCGGAATCCGATAGGCGGCCAGGGCGCGCCGCGCCTCGACCGTCAGGGCGTTCTCACCGAAGCCGGGGGAGGGCTGGACCCCGTTCAGCACGATCATGGTCGCGCGCGCACCCGACCGAAGCGACCGCACCATGTCGGCCGTCGCCGCGATCGCGCGAAGATCGAGGATCCCCGCGCCGGTCGGGATCAGCACCAGGTCGGAGAGCCGCGCGATCTCCGCCGTCTCGGCTTCGACGCTCGGCCGCGTGTCCACCACGACCAGGTCGATGCCCTCCTGCCGGGCGAGCTCGAGGACCTCCGGGACGCGCTTCGCGACGCACTCGACCAGGCGGGGGGTGTCCGACTCGCGGGCGCGCCGCCAGTCGCCGGCGCTGCGCTGCGGGTCGGTGTCCACCAGCAGCACTCGCCGCCCGGCCTCGGCCGCGAGAACAGCCAGATGCACGGCGAGGGTTGTCTTCCCGGTCCCGCCCTTCCGGGCGAGCAATGCGACGGTCCGCATATCGGTTGCTACTTTGCTATCACGATAGCCTGATACCACGCTATCGTGGTAGCGCAATAGCAATCAGGCCCTCACCCTCCGCCGCCGGTCCCAGACGATGCCATAGAACATGCCCGGCGGCGTCGCGAGAACCGTCGCCCGGCTGACGCGCTCGACGGACAGCACCAGCAGTTCATGCGCGGCCGGAGTTCCGGCCTCGCGAATCCCCCGGTTGTTCACGGCGAGGACAAGGTAGCCGCCACGGCCGCGGGCCGAAGCCAGGATGTGCCCGTGCATCGGACCCTCGCCCGGCCTGCCGCTCCAGCGGTAGCGGATTTTCACGGCTTATGACGGCCCTTCACGATAGGCCGCTGACGCGGCGACGGCGCCGCGGCCGCCGGGGCGAAATCAGGCCGTCCGTCCGGCGCCGAAGCATCGAATCCAGGCCTGCCCCGACAGCCAGGCCAATCATCCCGCCGCCGATCCAGTCGTGCCAGGACACTGCCCAGGCCCAGAGGGTCACCAGCGACACCGCCCGCCTCTTCGACCGTTTTTCTGCCGCACCCTCACGGCGTTCCCCCCCTGGCTCTGGCCGCCGCCCCGCTGCCGCCCGACTTGGCACGGACCTTGCGCTCCCCGTCCCGTGAGCATCTTGCCTTCGTGCCTACGGCACGGTCAGGCCCGCCGGGGCAGAGGGGGGTCAGCGAGCGAAGCGATGCGAAGGGGGGGCGGAAGCCCCCCTTCGAGCGGACCGAACCGGTGACGCGCCAGCGGCACTCCGCTTTCTCTTACTTACTTTCTTACACTGATTCTCGGCAATTTTGCCATACCTTCGCACCTGCACAACGGCCGTTCACCCTCCCTTAACGGCGTGTTCTACTCCTGTTCTCGTGCCCGCGCAGCCGAAAACCGCACGTGGCCATCGGCTACGCGCATGAGAAAGCGTTTTGTCATCGTACAAATTGATGACTGGCGAGGCCCGTACATCCGTCCGCGCCCGGCGGCTCGGGTTTCCGGTCAAACAGCGGCGATGGGGAGTTACGTTTCGGCCGCGCGGAGGGTGCCCACGACGCCGGCGGCTGCCCTCAGAGGCGACGTGTTGACGCCGCCGGGCCGCTTGTCGTCACCGGGCCGCGCGAACAGGCCGAGCAGCTTCGCGACGTAGCGTTGGCGCCAGGTGGTTCGGTCGGACGGGCCGGCAGGCTCCGGCACGACCACGTCCTTATAGGCGCCGTTCAGCAGGTAGAGGTTGGCCTGGAGCCGGAGATCGCGGTCTTCCCACTTCGGCACGTTCATCACGATCAGCAAACCATGTTCCACAGCAAAGGCCAGCGCCTTTTGGACCGTCCTCACGCCAAGCTCGATGCTGTCCGCTATCGTGGAGAGCGCCCGCTGTGCGCCGCCTTTTCCGCTCGCCTCCACCAACTCCGCAATGTGGTTCAGCACTCTCTTGAGGTTCTTGGGAAGCACGTCGCCCAGCACGCGCAGTTCCTCGACCTTTGCTTTCATGCGTTGCTTCCAGCCTTCGATATCGACCTCGTTGCGCACGGATCGAAGGTCGGCCTGCTGGATCTTGTCGTTCGGGCGCGACAGCTTGGTGACCGGCAGACCCGCGGCCGCGGCCGCCGCGTGGGAGGGCAGGGCAGCAGCAACCGCCGTGCTGGTGACCGTAGCAGCGGCGAGGGTGCGCTGTGCGGCTGCGGCCTCGATCCGCGCCTGCACCTCCGCGGCCCCCATCCGAGAGGCTCTCTCGGCGAGTTCGCGCCGCGCCTGCCGCTTCGCCTCGTCCATAAGCTGCTGCCGCGTGAGCGCGACGCCGGGCAGCTCCGGCTCAGCCAGCTTCGCCCGCGCGGCCGAGATCGCGGGCGCCAGGCTTGGCGCGTCGTTCGGCGGGTCCGGGGGGCCCGTCGCCATCAAGCAGCAGCTTCTCGGGAGCGGTGCGCGCGCAGATCAGCCGCATCGGCCGGCCGCTCGCGAAACAGGGGCAACGTGCCGGCCGGCTTCGCCACAAGGCGACGCCCGGACGCCCCCGCGGTGGCGATCTCCGCCAGCCGTGCCGCAACCCGCCCCGCGAACGCGGCGCCCCCCGGATCGGCCGCGCAGGCAGTGCAACGGTCCGGCTTCTTCGACGGCTTGCGCGGTACCGGAAACGCCGCCTCTTCCGGCGTGGCGCCGCAATCCACGCAGGCGCGGATACGCCGGCTCATGGCGCGGGGCGCCCTTCGGACAACTGCGCCGAACGCCGCGCCGCGCGGATGGCCGACAGCGCCAACGTGGCCCGCCGAGGCCGGGGGAGTTCTGCCCCGGCCAGTCCATCGGTGCAGGCGCAGCACCGATCGCGCGTGCGGCTGGGCTTACGCGGCCCCGGAAACTGGACCTCAGTCGAGTGAGCGCCGCAGTCGAAGCACACCCGGCTCATTGCGAGGAAAGCCGCAACAGCACCGCCAGCGCCGCCGCCGCATGACCCACCAGCCAGTGCTCGACAGCCAGGGCGAGGAAGGGAGACGCGGAGGCCCAGAGAAGCCGGCGCGCGACGGGGTGCATCACCGCGCTGCCGCCGGCCGGAGGGGTGCGTGCAGGGTCGGAACGTAGGCCCGCCTGGCGCACTCGGCGCACCAGGGATACCCGGGCAGCGAGTCCGCGCCGCAATACCGGAACGACCGCGACCCTGGTTCACCGATCGGCCAGCAGCAGCTTTCCACCCGGCCGCGTCGGGTAGGTGGGGTCCACGCCGGCGCCGCCTGCCGGCTCTGACGCTTCTGCGCGAACGTCGCCCGCATCCGCGCGACGCGGGTTGCCTCGGCTTCGGCGAGCAACGGCTGCCACGGCTTGCGCGGGCGCGGCACGCGGGGCAGGAGCTGCTTGGCCTTGCGGAGCCTATGCAGACACCCGGCGACGCTGCCAGGGGTCAGCCCCATCTTCGCGGCGACCTCTACCTGCGTCGGCCCGCCCGGGCCGTACCAGTGTTCAAGCAGCTCGGCGGTGCGCCCCGGCCAGGGGCTGCCCTCACTCCCTGCGGCGGTGCCGGAACCGGCTGCCGTTTCGGTGACGGCGCGGGGTGCGGCCGAAGGCTGCGACGGCGCGGCGACCGGCGCGCCGCTTGGCGGCCTCTCGGCGCCGGCGGTCAGCATGCGCTTTCGCCTTGCGGGACCGATGGAAGCCGGAGCGTCTTGCCCGCGCAGGCGTCATGGAAAATTCCGACGCGGGAACTTGATTGCGCGAGCGAGGCCCGCGATATCGGTGGTCTAGACAAGTGAAGCCTCCCCGTGGCCCCGGACGGTTGGCGTCGTCCGGGGTCAGACTTTTCGTGTCACCGATCGACCGAGCAGCGCCGACGCTGATGCGTCGCCGCGCAAGCGGTGGATCGCGGGAGGGCGACTGGGAGGCCCGTGCGAGGCTGCCCGCCCATGACCGGGGGGAATCACCTGCGAGCCTTGCACCGAAGGTCGCTGCGGTGAAACGTCCTAACAACCCGAGGTTGTGGTGCGGCAAGAATAACCCGCCAATGGTCCCGGCCTGGGGATAACAACTGGCGGTGTGCGGTACAAGTGTCCGCGCGAGGACTCTTGATAAACCGCCGACTTTCGGCGATATTCCGGTTGCTTCCACTTTCTACTCCTACGGCTCCGGGCGGGCTGCAACCCGCTCGGAGCGCCTAACATTTCATTCCAGGATTTTGTTAGTCGGCCGCCGCTCCCTCGTTGGGCCGCGCGTCACCGCCGGCTTGTTCGTTCCATGCGAAGGGTGAGGTTCGGGCGTCATCACGCCGCCCGCCGGCGTTTCCCGGGGACGGGCTTCTCCTCGGGCGGGTAGAGGTCAGGCCGCAGCCTGGTTCGCGAGATCCCGGTCGCAGCCTCGACCGCGAGCACCCTGGCCGCAGGCACCTTTTTCCACGAGTAGAGCGACGGGGGCTTGATGCCGACCGCCCGGGCAAGGGCTATCGGCCCCCCGGCTATTGTGATCGCCTGACCTATGACCGAGTCGCTCATGCCCCGGAACTTTGGTTGCACCTAATTCCGGAGTCAATAGGTGCCCCCTAATTGTGGGACCGTCATCCTTAGATATGGACAAGACGGAAGGACCGGGCGATCGAATTGCACAGGCACTGAAGGCGGCCAACATCCGCGCCGCCGACCTGGCGCGCAGAGCGAAGGTCTCGCAACCGACCGTCCATAGCTGGATCAACTCCAAGCACGGCATCACATGGGCCAACGTGCGTCGGGCCGCAGCAGTGCTTGGCGTACCACCGAGCTGGATCATGTTCGGCGCAGACGAAGAGGCCAAGCGCATGGCGCAGACCGGCGACGAACTCGCATTCCTTCGCCTCTATCGCGACCTAAGCGACGACGATCAGGCGGCGCTGCTACGCTTCCTTGGCTCGATGCATAGGACCGCCTCGAAGCCGGCGCCTACGCCCAGCCAGGCAACGAAACCGGATCAGCGCGTCGCCTGCGTTACGCAGCTCCCCATCAAGCGGGAGCGGCGGAAATGACCGACGAAACCCAGGCCAAGGCAATGCTCGGCGTGCTCGATCGAGTGGCAACCCGCGGCGCGGAGTAGCTTATGCGCAAAGCTAGAATCTTAGGTTATGCCTTGGCCGCACTGGTGTTTCCTGCGGTCGCCGCAATTGCGGAGACGCCAGAAACGTTCTGCATCGCACGGGGCGCTTGGACCTGCAACGCACCCGGCGCGATCGAGGACGTTGAACGCCTGGCTAAGCAGGAGAGCAGTAGCGGAGCGGATCGATTCTCCGATGAATTCGACAAGCTCGCCAACCGAGCAGGATGCGGCGTGCCCCTGCCGGACTCCCATCGAATCACCGTGATGCACGCCGACGATAAATTCGTGTTCTTCTGCGAGCGGGATCGATGGCGCGATATCCACACGCCGCAACAAGACAGAACGGGGTTCGTTTGCAGTTGGACCCTAATCTCCGATATTCGAGACTCTTTTGGTCACCAAGTAAGCAGCGACCAACTTGTCAGGGCCTCAGCGAAAACCACCATGCGGGACGTAGCAGATTCGGCTCTTTGCACTCAGCGCTAGGGGCGCCACGACCGTCCTCCCTTCCTCCCAAGGGGAGACATACCCGAAAACCTGATCCGCCAGACCTGGCTGTCACCGGCAGGCGTACCAACCGCGAATCGGGCCATTAGCGCCCGTTCACGCGATCGACCGAATCGGTTACCCGAGCCACCCGGAGCGACACGCGTCCTTAGTTGCTGCATAATTAGGTATGGCCTATTGACAGACAGTTAGGGCAGACCTAACCATTCAGGCGTGGAACAACCCGGCAGAGACGAGGTGGCCCATGCTGATCCCGCTCGACACCCTGGATTTCAGCCTTCCGGACCTCCGCACCATCCCGCCGCCTCCCGAGGCCGACCAGGCACTCCGCCGCACCATCGCCGCCCGTGGCGTGCTGCAGCCCATCCTCGTGCGCCCGCTCGGCAACAAGTACCAGGTCGTGCTCGGCCGCCGCCGCTCCCGTTTCTCAATCGAGCTCGGCCTCCCCGAGATCCCGGCCGAATGCCGCGACATGACCGAGGTCGAGGCGATCGAGGCGCAGATCATCGAAACCATCCAGCGCGAGGCGATGCACCCGGTCGACCAGTGGAAAGCCGCCAAGCTGCTGCTCGATGCCGGCAGCACCGTCGAGGACGCCGCGATGGCCTTCGGCCTGGACGCCCGCGCCGCGCAGCGCATGGCATTGCTCGCCATGCTGCACCCTGACGTCGAGGCGCTGATCCAGACCGATATGCCGAACCGGTCCGCCCTCGGCGCGATCGCCCTCGCTTCGCCCGAGCAACAGGCCGCGGCACTGAAAGTCCCCTATGCCGCGCCGGACGGGCAGCCGAATTGGGTGGTGATTGCCAACGCCTGCCGCCGGAGCTCGATACCGCGCGGCTTCGCGATCTTCGACGTGGACACAGCCGCCGTCGCCTTCGAGGAGGACCTGTTCGCCGAGCCCGGCGCCCCCAATCAGTTCGTCACCCGGGACACCGCAGGCTTCCTGGCAGCGCAGACCGCGGCGCTGCAAAAGCGGGTGACCGACGGCCGCGCCGATGGCCATCGCATCCAGCTCGCCGGCTGGCAGGCGCAGGACATCAAGGTCCCGTCCGGTTGGACGCGCCGCTGGACCGAACCGCCGAAGACGCCGCCCACGGGCGACACGGGTCAGGTGCTGCTGGTGGCGATCAGCCACGCGCCGCACAATTTCGGCGCGATCGTGGAAGCGCTCGCCGACCCTCCCCGCGGCACCCCCCTGGAAGCTCCGCAAGCTCACGCTGGCAACCCTCCGCGACAGAGCGCGCCCCAGGCACGGCGCGGGATCGAGGCCTTGACCACGGGCACCGCCAAAGCAGCCACCTCCGGCAGGGCCATCGCCACGGGGCCTGACCCGGTGATCGACCCCGAGGCCCTTTCCAAGCGCGGACAGACGATCATCGCCGAGGCCAAGACGGCAGCCCTCCGCGACCATCTGCGCCATCCGCCCGGCGCATACGAGGGCCTCTCGCTGCTCACGCGCTGCCTATTGCTCGCGCTCGCCGGCGACAACGTTGACGTGCGTGGCTCGAAATACCAGAGCGCCGAACTCGGCCACCTGGTTCCGCTGCTGGTCGATCCCGCCGGCGACCTGATCGAGCTGTCCAACGCCGACGTGCTCGATCTGCTCGGCGAGGTCCTCGCCCGGATGCTGGCGATCACCGACCAGGCAACCGA